ATGGAAATCTGGTTTTTGGGAAATATACTTTTTGTTTTGATAAGTCTTGACGACTCTTTAGAACGTATTGTAATCAATATATTCAAGTACTATCAGGACTCTGTGGATGAACTGAGGAAAACGTTTAACAGGCTGGAGTTTGTGATGAATGGGGAACCTGTGATATACTTGGCGGACCCGGCATTCAGAGAATTTGCCCTTTTGTTTTGGGATGTAGACAAAGACGGCTATATATCTCCAGATGAAGCACAGATTTCTCGATTACCGAATTTCAATAGAGCATCGGCTGATATTGAAATAGTGGATTTCAGGCAATTGACAATAGGTGGCTCTTACAACTCTATTCCTACCTATGTCCCAAACGTACGTGAAGTTTATTGTGGTAGGAATCCGGGAAATGGTAATACAGTTCCTTTCAGTGGTTTTGAGCATCTTGAATTTGTTGATATAGGAGCATGGGCGAAATATATACCCGGTAATGCATATAGTAATAATCCGAAATTAAGAAAGGTAGTTTTGAATGACGTACTCGAAGTCATAAATAACAATGCATTCACTAATTGTGTATCCCTCGAAGAAATATCAGAGATACCAGATAGCTGTACGTTACTTTATAATCAATATAGTCAGCAAGCATTTAGAGGCTGTACATCACTCAAAACAATTACAATAGGTCGGGGTATGCAAAGAATAGGGTGGTCTACATTTAGAGATTGTACTTCAATGGAGGCTTTCTATATTAAAGCAATCACACCGCCTCAGTTAGATACAGAGGTGTTTACAAACAATCCTTGTAAAATATATGTACCTCGCGGAAGTGGTACCATTTATAAAGCTGCTACAAACTGGAGCGCATACGCAGATAGAATTCATGAATATGATTTCTAACCAATTTCCGGAGCATCTATCTCCCCATAGTGCTCCGGAAGCGCCAAATTATTGCTGTTTCCATATTATTGTATTTCTATATATTGCGATAAAGGATAAATCTTATCACTTTGACTGCTCCAAATAATAGCTGTTTTATAAGCATCAACAGACTCATCTGGAACATAAATTGCTTTAGCATAACCATTATAACCGAATCCTCCCAAAGTAGGTGGTATGATAGCACGGCAGACGATGGTAACTTTGTTATTAACCGCCCAAATAATTCCATTACCGATAGATGTCATTGTACTTGGAAGGTCTATCAAAATGCAATCTTGAGCTCCATTACAAAAATTTACCCCGATAGCGGTATATCCTTCAGGAAGTATAACTCTCCGAATGCCACTTTGACTAAACATACCACCATCAGCCACAGTCGTATTTTTTCCTGTAATAGGCGGGAAAGTTATCTCTTTTAACGTGGTACACCCTGTAAAAATTCCATTCATTTTTGCAAGTCCTGTAAAATACTTAAATTCATGGAATGTTTCAATAACGGTGTTGCCACCGAGAATACTGGAATTAGCATCACCTCTATTGCTAAGGCAACGAACTGCTGCCATCTCCTCCTCTGTAAGCATCCCATCCTCATCTTCATCTATTGGAAATAAACCGCCAACTGAACTTTGAGTAGAGTAATTTCGTCTCACCAACTCTGTTGTAAGCACCCTTAAGACTTCTGGATCAGCGAAGCGGATTGCAGCTTCCCCTTCCATCACCAACTCCAGCCTATCAAACGTTTTCCTCAGTTCATCCACAGAGTCCTGATAGTACTTGGAGTGTACTGTGATTTTACCTTCAATGACTGGTATTGCATCTTCGCCTGAAAGTCCTTCTGAAGATAGTCCTTCATAGGTTCCATCAGCAAGTTTTGCAAGCATGTCAAGGGCGTCAGCTGTGTAATATTCTTCCTCAAATCCTACTACACGTATATGCTTTAAGGCATGAGTTGCACCTTGTTCCTGCTGCGCCTCAATGATGTCTGACAACAATTTCATAGGTTTTAATAGCGAACAATTTTCTACCAGAAAATCGGTCACTTTCTCTTTGCAATAATCCATTAATACGCCTTCATTCCTTAGTAAAGGATAATTTTGCAAGGTGATATACTGGTTGAATCCACTGTATTCTATGGTTTCTAAGCCTCCGCCTTTCGGCAATATGAGCTGTGTTAATGAAGTACCACCGGCATATACTTTTTTTAAGTGGGTGCAAGCAGATAAATTTAGGGTACCGCGTAGCGTAGAGACACGGGATAAAACAAGATTCTGCAGATTGGTGCAGTTGGATATAGTTAATGAGGTGATCGAGATAACAATATTCTCTGTCTGGCTGCCTAACCTGATTTCACGGAGCATTCTTCCTGATATAATCATGGAGCCTGTCACATTCTTATCGTGCCAGTCGCCAATATCCTGTAGATATGATGCCCCTTGTATGGTATTTTGTTGGTCGCCGCTACCAGAGAGCTCGATGGGCATTTCACAGATTTCTCCGGCCTTAGTTCTTCTGCCCCGGATGATTGATGTACCATTGGCAATAGCCGGATACATGTCCATTGCCGGAGTCAGCTTATAAGTAATGGTGTTACCGGCTGCACGTACAGTTATGTTATCCGTACCGTCTGCTGAAAATAGACCGAACGAATATTTACTCATCATATATAGGATGCGTTTGGTGATCCAACGCTGTTCGGCGGCGTAGTGGTCGCCCAACGACTGGGTAATAGGGTCGGTGTCGTTGGTATAGATATCTTTCATATATGCTAATTTTGCGTTTTCGTATGCAAACTTGGCATCGGCGTTATATAAGTTCTGTGGAAAATACTCTTGCGCTTCTTTGAAATAATATTTTTGGAAATAGGCATATAACTTATCAAAGTCTGTGCCGGATTTCAACTCGCTAAGTTCTTCCATTTTACTCATCATTTTCTTCATTCCTGCAATTATCTCATTCGGGAAAGCCAGGTCCAACAGATTCCAAAAATTTGATGTTTCGCCGTTCCACACAGAGCCGCCATTCTCATAGGTATCATGAAATTCTACGTGATAGCTTTTCTTAGCCTGTCCTTGATTGTCTGTATCAAAGATGGTGTCGAGGTCGTCGTAACGCCATTTCCATTTACTGGTAGATATTCCGAATGTATAAGGATAAGTGTTTTTTGCGCGGTTGTCGGTACCTGCATGGAATTCTACCCAATTCCGGTGCAGAATGGCATCATCAATATCCCAGTATTGAGGGGCCTCTTTCCGGAATTTCTGTATGCGTGCAGCTATGAATAACTCATTCTGCTGATTAGGCGTTTTATCGGTCAGATCTGCACTGGCCAGTCCATATCCCTTATCTACAAGTTGGGTTTGTAGGTTGATAGTGCCCTCGCCGATATCGGATGCTATGAATTTACCTTCCGATGCTTCATAATAGTAGACGTTATATATGTTAGTATCTCCTGTTTTGGCAATCCAAAACTCGTAAGGTTCATTGCGATAGATTGCTGCTTGGGCATTCAGTTCTGCCAAGGTTCCATTGAATGGTTTCAGGCGATTGCTGCATGTATAGGCAATGTTGTATGCCGGTATCCACTTACTGATGTTAGTGATGTCGCCAGCACCGAAATCCCATGAATTTGCACCATTGTATTGGAAAGCTTCTTCTTCCTCATTGTAGGTCATCCGGGAACTCCAGGGAACACGAAAGAGAGCACATAATGGAGAATTGTCGGCTCCTTCAATGCTTAACAAACCGGGGAATATGCTTGTATCGTGTCCGAAAGTATTCTTATCACCTTTATCCGGACCCATTGTGTACAAGCCCATGAATGTGTAGACGGCTTTCCCTTCATCGTTGATGGATTTCTCGAATGCAGCGAAAGGGAGCTGATAAACGGCTATACGAGCGTCGGCATACTTGGTTGTTTCCATTGCTTCATTAAGATAGCCCATCGCCCGGTATAAGTCGTTCACCGAGTTTACGGAACCTATCTTGTGTGATTGCATGGAAGAGGCGAAGTTCTTTTTTGCCGTTATCTTGGTAGCTTTGGCTAATGCGGGCGTCATGGCCCATCCTCCGGTACTTGTAGAGCCATCTGCAACTGTTACTGCAGATGAGTTCTTGTCAAGTGTGAATCGGACGTTCCACTTCCAGTACTTCATAGAAGATGTTCCTTGCCCTTTGGCTTCCACATTACTGATGGAGGCGTTCCACTCTGGATGATTTGCGTAGAACACATCCAATGTGCCCATCATCTTGTTGGGATTTGCCAAGCTGGGGAAAGAATTGTCGAATACGAATACGTTGAACTGTTTCCTGGTATTCTCGAAGTCTATTTCTGAACCACTTCCATCCATCACATTATTATTCTCTTTGACAAGGGATTTCTCCGTATTGTCTACCAGCCAGTTGATATAATTGCGCAAGACGGCTTCCGATGTCAATGCGGAATCGTATATACGTATTCCATAAATATCTATATCTGCATAGTCAGAGCCTATTATGATGTCGTTATCGTGGGCAAAGTAATCATTCTGAGGGTAGGTGAATTCCCGGTTCTTCACTCCGTTCACATAGATAATGCAGAGGTTGAATTCACTGTTGCCATAGGCTTCGGGCATGATAACAAGCGTCAGTCGTAGACGTTTGCCTTCAAAAAGATTGATGCTTTGGTTATCAATGGTCTTCAGTGCATTGCTAAACATCATTACACTATCAGGGAATATCCGCAAACCTACGAAGGAATCTCCTTCGGAAGACATACGGATGACGGGATGATTGAAGTCTGTCACATTGTTCACTTTGTAGTCTATTTCAATCGTTTTACCCAATCGGGCTGATTCTTTAGCAAACACTTTATATCCAAGATTGACTTTCGCTGATGACATCACTCTCAGAATTTTGTTAGCATTAGTATCGGTGGTCCAGCCGTCATTTCCCCAGTTCATGCCTTGCCATTCTGCTTGAATCGCTTCTCCGGTCATTTCATTTACGATATCCTGATAGTTGCTCTGATTGTTGGAACGGGTGCGTGGATTCATATAGAAGACTGCTCCGGCAACGGACGAGAAGCCGAGAGAATTGTTTACCGGTATCATCAGGGCAGACGCAAGATCTTTGCTCCCATCCTGGATGTTCACAACAATGTCAAAGTCTGTGTTGTCGATTGTCTCGATTTCGAGAGGCAAAGAAAAGGTGTGTGTTGTTGAAGTGGAAATGCTGTCTTCGTTGGATGAGAATACAACATTATTGTCTTTCTTTACAAAGAACTGGGCTGATGTGAGGGCATTGTTACCGTCGTAGATGGTATAGTCGAACAAAGCGTTTTCCACCCAGTTCACGGCTTTGTTCAGTACATTGTTGATAGCGATCAGTTTGACTGCTTCTCCGGTGACAGCACAGATTATATTATAAGATATAGTCCGTGTTCGGATGCTTCCGTCAGCATTGGCAATGTACATCGAAACATTGAAGACGCCCGATTTGCCCGGATGCTCCAATTGATAGTTATAGGCGGTTTCTGTATATACAACAGTACCCAGCGGCACATCGTAGCTCTTGCTATAGCCATCATCTCCGGAGATAGTGACGTATAACGTTTTTGTTATGTTGCCTCCGATATTCAGCGGGATGCTGATTAATGAGGTGAATGCTGTCCACCAACGGAAGTTGTCGGCGTTGATGGATAATGAGGTGAGTTGCACGGTATAAACGAAGGACGGTGTGGTCATCTCGGTAATCTCGCCGGTAACTTTAATCATGATTTGATTGGAGCCGGATGATAAGAACTCAGCTACATCCAGCGTATTGGCATACCCCGATTGGATGGATATCTGCTTGACAACAGTGAACTCTTGGTTTACAGCATTTTTTATACTGACCTGGCATAGCCCCCGTTCGCCCGTATCTTCGTATTCGCTGCCAATGCCATAGCGTTCCTGTGATATGAATGTGAATTTCAGGTTGCAGGGCTCTCCTTTACTGGCAGATAGATTGCGGCTATCGAGATTGTTTTGTATGAGCACGTTACGTTGCACGCCACCGCCGCTACCGCTTACTAAGTCTTCCAAAGTGCTATTGATGATATTCAACTTTGATTGCAGGCCGTCTACATTATTTTCTTCTAATGATTTAACCACATCAACGAGCTGGTTGAATTCATTGGCCGACAAGCGCCCTTGCGCATTCTTGCCTTCATTTTCTACTTTTTTATCTATATTCAGTGCCATAAAAACTATTCTTTTAAAAAAATGAAGGGAAATCTTTACAGTCTTCTGCTATCATGTTATTTTCTAAGTACTATTCAAAAAGACTTTTTAAATCTCCCTCAAATTATGTATGATTATTATCTTTATATAAAATATAAAGTTTGTGCGATACTTCATATTTCTGTTGCCTCTGTAAACTTTGCCGGAATATCGATTTCTTCATAATGCTCCGGAAGTTCTAAAAGAGGTTCCTCTAGCTTCTTACCGTGCAAGTAGTAGGTATATCCTATCCATAGTTCAGGTCCGGCAATGAAGTCGTCAGACTTGCGGCGAAGGATTTTTCCTTCGTCCGCAATTAATCTATTTTTGAAAATTTCCATATTATTCCTCCATTTCTTTAATACGTGTAGTAAGTGATGCCCATCCAGATGCAGTTTTATATATTTCACTATAACCTTTTGGTACGTATATATAACAAGAATTATTTTCGAAGACATTGGCACCTAAAATTGGTGGTATTGTTGATTTTATGCGAAATTCCTCCATCATAGGGCAATCAGCAAAACTTCTTTGCTTTATTTCTGTAATTTTGGTTCCAAGTGTAATTCTTTTTAGTTTTAAACATTTTACAAAAACACCTCCGCCGTACTCTCCTCCTAGTAATTCGACGCTATCTGGGAGTTCTAATTCTTCAAATCCTGTATTACTAAAAGCCGAAAGATCAATTTGGGTTTCTTTATTAGACCAAACAATAGTATTTAATGAGGTACATCCTAGAAATGTTCTACGGTCGATATGTTCCACTTTAGGTCCAATAATAACCCGTTCTAATGCTGTACAGTTCATAAACATTTGATACGTTGTATGCTTTCCACCATTAGCATTAATATTGACACCTAAACTCGCAGTTTTTAAATTGGGCATATTTGAAAAGGAACCTGCATAATAGTAGGATATACTGGCTAAATCATCTAGTGAAATAATGTCTTCACGGCCGTTAAATGATGAAATAGGAAATCGCCTTTCTACGGTAGCTTCTTCTTTAGTAATACCACCATCTCCATTGGCATCCCATGTACTCAATATAATCTCTTTCATGGCAGGATCAACTAAACGTATCCATACAGCTTTGTAGTTTATGGTTAATTCTGGAAATTTTTTAATCAACTCAGCTAAGTCGTCTTCGTAAACTCCTATGACACTACATTCCCCTGTAACTACAGCATTATTAATGTCATTACCGTTTTCGTCGATTCCTCCCATATGCACTAATTTTGCCAGTAGTTCAGTGGAGTCTGTTGTACCACGTACATCAATCAATCGAACCCGCTCAATCGCATATGTCGATTGGCTGAAACATTTTGCCAGTAAGGCAAACGTATCAATATTCGTATTCTCCAATACCAATGTCGTAAGGTTTTCAAGTCCTTCTATTGAAAAACCTTCATCCGTTAGCATCGGTTGGTTTTTAATAGTCAAACTTCGGATACCAGCAGGCAGTTCCAGAACTTTCAAGTTACCACCGGTAGGCAGAGATACGCCGAGAATGCCGGAACCCGCGGCAAGGATTTCCTCAATGTTATCACAGCCGGACAAGTCGAGTGTTTGCGTATAGCCAGAGCAATTGCGAATATTAATAAGGCGTAACATCTGATTGTTACCCACTGACAGTGTACGCAAGTTTGTGTTACTGTATCCCGGCACAGCGCTTCCAACAACCAGTTCACGCAGCCGTTTCATTTTCGACACATCCACAGTGCCGACGTACAATGGAGACAAATCACCAAGGGAGCTTATCAACGATGCGCCGTAAATAATTGTTTCCGTATCATTGAACTGCATTCCTTCCGGGGCAGACAAGGTTATTGTCTCTTTTTCTTCCGCTCGTGCTGATTTACTTACAGAGCCCCACTTCACGTTCATATACATTGCGTTGAACGCTGTCAGGTGAAGGTCGGCACAAGGCGTTACGCCAGTCCATTGCGCAGGGGTATAAGTGCGGAAGACGGCCGTGTCTGACAAGATAGAACCGGCCAACCATTTACTGTCCAGATACAATAACCGATAATAAAACCACCATTTCCGGTGCATTTCTCTACTTCCCTGCATGGCATAGAGGAAAGCACCGGTCTTTACCAACGTAGGATTTTCGTGAGACGTGGAGTAGTCAAGATATCCTTCTACAAGAGGCATTTCATACTTAAAGTAGCCATCTTCGTTGTATATGGCTTCCGGCCATTTAGCCGACTGACGAGTATTGACGTATTCCATTACCTTATCATAAGTCAGAAACCCTTGCTGCCGCATTTTCGTGTACATTGCTTTGATTTCGTCCGGATATGCTGTTTCAACCAGATTCCACAGGGCATTCTCTGCACCGTTCCATACGTTCTGTGAGCCGATGACATCATGTATTTCTACGTTATATAAGAATTCAATCGCACCTTCATTGTTTACCCCGAAGCAAGTATCATTATCATAGAAGATGAAGAGCCAAAGGCCGCCATGATAATAAGTCAGGAACATGTTCTTTGCACGCTGGTCCACCATTCCGAAGACAAGGGTGACAATCCAATAGAAGAGGAGCTGGTCTTTGTCCATGTGCATGCCTATTTCCGACTTGAATTTATCTGTGTTTCCGATGCAGGACACAATCCAGTCTGTAATGGCTTTCAGGTTCTCCGGCTTTCTTGTACCACTTTCATACGCTTCGTTAGCATCATCGTCGTCCGGATAGCGGAATTCAAAATCATTCGTCCAGTCGGCTTTGCCATCTGTCATCTTATCATATTCGGACACACGCAGGTTGGTGCGGTCGGATGTGTTGTTTGAGAACTCGATGCTCTCGTCACCGTCCAAGAATCCGAATGTGGCTTCGGCACTCTTGTCCGTATTGAAGTTGTACTTGCCAATAAATTCCGCCGGAGCATCATCCGTTGCTTGGTGTGCAATAATCATCGGGAAACCACATACAGTGGTACGAATCTTGCCGTTCGTCTTCTGCGGAATGGTCAGCAGGTTCATCTCCTTTAAAAGCCAGTCGATGTAGTTTGCCAGTCCGGTATTGTGCGTACCGGAGCTTTCTGCAAAGTCAGCCTTCATACAGAAATTGGCAGCCGGCAACACTTCGCCGTTAAGCTGATAGGTATCCGCATGCTTCCCACCCGTTGTCATGGTGAAGCCTGATTTGAACACCAGCTTGTAGTTTTTGCGCGGATAGTATTGAGATGATGTGCCTTGTACGTCAATCTGGACGCCCTCGGCAGTGAAACTCTTTTCGGGATTCTGCAAATCCTTATAAATCACCTTGACAGTCTTCTTGTCCTTTTTGTATTGTGGCAAATTGCCGATGATATACATGACTGCAAGCTGCTTGTTAAGCTTGTCAAGATCGATATTGCCGTAAGCATCGTAGATTTGATTGCGTTCATACAGTGCCAGTTTCTTGTCCACATCATCCATATCGGCGATGAAGTTATCAAGTAACTGATACCGGTTCAGGTTGTTGTTGTAGACGCGGATATTGTAGATATCTACCGTTGCATCATTACTTCCGATTGAGATGCCGGCGGGAGTGACCTGTGCAAAGCTATCGGTGGTGGGATATTGAATACTGCCTGATGCCACACCGTTGATATAAGTATGTATCAGTCTGTTTTCTGCTATTTCCGACACAACGAAAGAGACACGGATACGTTCTTCTTCCTTGAACCGGGCATCCACTTGCGTTTGCGTGGAAACAAACAGAGCTTCCTGTGCCGTAATCCTGAATCCCTTGCCATTATCCCAGCAGCTAATGATAGGCGTATCATAGTTCACAACGTTAGAGGTAGAGAACTCGAACTCGATAGTCTTACCATTTTGGCGGATATCCTGTGCAAAGACCTTGATAGGGATTTCAACGCGGGCATCACCTTGCACCCTCAGGGCCACATTGCCGTTATTGTCAGCTATCCAGCCGTTCGTAGCCCAGTTGAAGCCACTCATGGTGGCAGAAATATTACCAAACTTCCATTCGTTCTTGTTCGTTTCCGCATTCGAACGCCCCATTGATGTGAGATAGAGCTCAAGGTCCGCGGTTTCTGCTTCTACGTCGATTGTAGATTGGTTCACATACAAGGTATGGGTGGCGGTTGTTGCTCCGCAACTGACGGAGAGTGTCAGTTCGCCTTGCTGATTGACACGATAGTTCCAGGTTTGACGGACACGGCCAACCAGCAAGCTCGAAACAGTGACGCCATTCACAGCCAGCGTAACATTGGCTATGCTGGATGTCGGATCATAGACCACATACGGCACAATGATTGTGCCATATTGCTCGGCTTCCGACCCATAGTAGGAGATGGCTACAACCGGTGTGTCATTGCCTGCTTTGATGCATACAAGGGAGTAGTGAAGATGATTGCTTTCTATCGAATTTCCTGAAAGCTCTGCTGTCATATACACTTCCAACTTGTGAGCTCCGTGTGGCAGTGCCGGTAACGTTTGAGTTTGCTGCCGGTTCGTTACAGACGTGGTATAGGTGGCCGCTTCCTCTCCATCAATCAAAAAGTGAACTACTTTCTCAACGTTACCCACCGGAGTATATTTATAACTGACCGTATCGTCGAATATCTGTGAGTCATCGAACGTAGATGACAGGCTGATATTCACTGTTTCAATGGTGAATGTGAGTTTTCGGGTGGTGCCATAGCTGTCTGTAGCTTCAACTACTACATTGTTGTCTCCCAATAGCATATAGGCAGTTGCATCAAAAGAGTTTTCCCCTTGCCGGATTGTGCCGGCTGACACACGCTTACCATTGACGGTGTAGACAACGGTTCCGTTACCGGTAGAGACACCATCGAGCATGGAAGAGAAGTTGTATTTCAGAATGATTTTACTGCCCAGGCTAATAATCTGGACACCGTCGCTGACAAAAGTCAGACGCATCTGTATCGAAGTACCACTGTTACCGAATTCTGATAATCGCTTTTCCACCCAGGTATTCGTACCTTTGAACTTCACAAGGGCGACGTCTTCTGTGGCTTCTTCATCCACAGAGGCATCCACGCTGTCCAGGCCTCCCAAGGTACTATGCTGTTCGATGGAGTTCACGACAAGATTAAACTCTTCGTGGTCAAGTCTATCGCCTTCTTGCTTAACAGGTATATTCAGTTTTCCCATATTGCTTTGTTTTTTTTAATCCAGTTCAAAAGGAAAAGTATAAGGGAAGCCCTTGTTTTCCTGTTCTATTTTTCCGCCCGGTGCGGATAAAGCGTGCATGATTAAGTTTGTCTCGAGCATGGAAGTATCAGCCATATCCGATTCTATACGACTAATTACAGCACGAGTGGCATTGTTTTGGCTATCCAGTTCTCTTAAACTCATTACAAACTTTATGTAGCCCATGTTATTCTTCTCCTTCTATAAGTTCTATGATTTGTCCATAAGCACCGGCTACGAGAAAATTTGCACATACTTCCTTTATCAACGTAGCTTCTTCCGTAGAAATCTCCACCTTGCCGGAAGCCTCTCCAATTTTCTTGCATACCTTGTATGCCTTGAATTTGTTCTCATTGCTAATCTGATTGCTCTGAGTACCCGCGGTGAATAGAGCTTCCGCTATTTTATCACCAATAATTTCTTTCGATTCTTGTCCCTTAAAGTTTTTAAAGGGCACATTTAAATTGATTTTCATAATTCATGTATTTAATTATAATTCATGTAACTGTAGAGCCATATCCCGTTGAATGCATCATATATATACACATGCCATCTGTCGGTTGAAAAATATTCACCGGATGCGGTTATCCTATCCTTAGAAGCAGCAACGACATTCACTCTCTTCCTGTTACCGGAAATCATCCAGAACTCTTGTCCATCTTCTGCGTCACTTGGAAGCGTAACTGTGATTTCAACAGTATTCGTACAAATCAATATGGAATCCATCACCGACAGAGTCGTCGATGAACCGGAGCGCCTAAGCCGCCTACGATATCCGGATATGTGTCCCTTGGGGATGTAAAGCGCGCTATTACCGTGGTTTTCTGATCCATCATGAGTAGGTGCTCCGGTAATAGATATATATAATCCTATCTTTGCAAAGGAGTATGCACTTGTGTTGGTATCTTCAAAACGTCCCATTGCCTGTATGCTAGTCGTTGCTGGCAAGCAGTTAAGACCTATGCCCGCCCATTTCTGACTTGATTGAAAGCACAGGAATGCAGTGTCATATCCTCCCGCATGTAGTGAAAAACTAGAACTGTGATAGCCATTATTGCCAAAGCCACCATCATAAGCATTACTATTGCTCTGAATACTGTTATTGGATACAATGAATCCCCCCATACTGCCATCACGCATATTTACCGTACCCGTAAAATCACCAGTTCCGCCACTGATATGTTTCACTACCAGTTCATCTACGTTGATAAGAGAGGTTCGTATAAATCCGCCGTCAATGAGGGTATTTCCCAACGATGCCTTTTCTACAACATCTTTATAGGCCAGTTCTCCAATATCATCAGCATTGACTTTATTATTGATAGTAACTTGTAAATCGGTACTAAACGAGCTGAAAGTTACGGCACCGTTTAGATTAATATGTTTGGCATTTATGCTGATATCTGAAACCGTTTGTTCAATGAATGATACAATGTTGCCATTTGCATCGAAAGCGTACATGGTATTCGCATAGGCTGTAGTTACTAATCCGGCGCTGTTTATAAGTTTGCCATCCTCATCGAACTTAGTAGATAACATTGCATTCATTTTGGCAGTAGTGATTACTGCAGAACTTTCCAATACGTTACCGTTGTCATCGAAGTTTGACACTACAGATTCTATTTTGTCCCTTGTCTGATTGATATAGGTTGCGCTATTTTGGGCAGAATCTTGTACGATACCCAGTCTTTCAGATATGCCAGATATCACTTCGTCGGTGGTAGCCATCGCTTTGTATATATCCTCTTTGTTATTACTAACTATCTGCAATAGACTGTCTCCCATATTTTTTATCTCCGCTGTTGTATATTTAGCAGAAGGATTCCAATGGCTGATACTGAATGCCTCTCCCGCCGCCTTGGCAATCTTGCAAACCAGTGTGTCATTCTCATACTTCACCTCATCCTCCCCATACACAGCATTCGTCCACAAATCCCCCACATCGTACGCCTGTTCATCAGTGGGTTGCTCTACGAACACCCGGCGCTTGCCGTCGGCAGTATCCTGGGCTTTGGAAGCATTTTCCAGAGCTTTCAAAGTCTGATGATCGGTAATGTCGTTCCAAACCCAGGTACTTTCGCTTTTCTCGAAACGATATCCGTGGCCCGTCAGGCTATTATAGAACATGTCCTGTTCGTGCATTACCTTCAGTTCATCAGTATCCCATTCCGAAGCAGGGAGGTTGTCCAATGCAGGGTCGTAATCGAAGAACCAAAGCGTATATTCCTTATCCGTCTGTTCCTTAATAATATCGAAGTTGCTTTGCAGTTCACCAATCATGGCATCGACGCTCTTTCCGGTAGTGATGGAGATGAAGTTTCCGAGAAACATATTCAGATCTTTGGAGATGATGGTTACTTCTTTGCCTGCCAGTTCATAAGAATCAATGCCTTTATACTGCTTGATGGAAGGGGCGTCATCGCCGACGGTGGACAAGATGATGGCGTTCTGGCGAGTGGTATCGCTGCGATTGCCCAGTTGGACAATGTGGTCTCCGACTGTTGGAATGCCACTGCCTGTGTCACAGTCCTCTTTGGAGAGGTCTATATAGTTGTCTTTCACTTCAGTCACCCGGCGCCAATAGAATTGGTTGGATACATTGTGTATTTCTTCTTCTGCTATATTGAACGTCTGTGCCCGTGCCTGGTCGTCCACCCTGAATTCCTGAACAAGGGACTTTTCGTCATCCTCCCGGTCGAAAAAGCAGCGGTAAGAATCCTCCCGTTCCTCAACCTTTGTGCACTTTATGGATGCAGGGGTGAGAACGATTTCTCCACCCACATGGGACAAACGTTTGATGACCAACTCCACGAAGTATGCCAGCTTGCGCACCAACATACGGTCTACCTCGAAATAGGACTCGCCGGTTTCAGCATCTTCCTTCAGGATGAAGCCTGCGCCCAGATCGCCGGAGACAAAGCTGGGAGAAGCAATATTCAGGATATTCTTTAGCTGATCAATGACGGCTGTTACGGAATCGTTGTTTTCGACGGTTATGCCGCGACCTTTGTCGCCAATCATCACTCCTTTGAGGAAAGTTATTAACCCTGCCGCTTCGTCATTCTTCAGTCTGCTCAATGCGCGCAGATTGATTTCTTTCAGTGTGCGTAATGCGGACAGCACGCGATAATCGGTGATTTCCCGGCTGTCCCAGCTCTTCAGAATATCCAGTACGGACTCTTCCTGCTGCTGTGCCACTACATACTTCAGCTGTTCCAGACTGGAGTCAACGGACTTTTTCCATCCTTTTCCTACCTGGTTGGTGCACTCTATGGTGGCAGATGAGAGGTTGTCCAGCTTCCGAACCACCTTTGTCATCCGGCTGTTACGTGCGCCTGCTTCTCCGAAGTACTCATTGCTCAATAGCTGTACGCTTTGGCCTAACTGTAAGGTTATGTTGTTCTTATCTATATAGATGTAGTCTGTATCTCCACCATACTTGGCTGTGTCGTCGCTGAACTTTGCCAGATAGTCGTCCACGGCAGCTTTATATTCCTGTTCTGCACGGCGTTCGTACTCAGCGGGCAGGCTGAAGTTCCAGGGAATGTATTCGTCCTCCGGTTTGGGAATCAGGTTTCCGCCCGGCACTTGTGTTGTTTCGTCCGGATAGGTGTTGATGATTTCCCATTCTTTTGTCTTGGAGTCGTAATTGGCTTCGAAGTCGCGTCCGGCAAGGTCTCCGGTCTGGAAGGTGATGTGTTTCACCAGTTCGGCTATTTCGTACTGGCAGGGATCGAAGTCCATGCCGTTGTCCTTGAAGTAGTAGACGGTGAAGGGTTTCTTGTCTTCTCCGGCTTTCTCTTCTTGCCGCACGGAAGATACCGTTCCCTTGTAGTGCGGATAGATATCGGTAAAGGCGGCTTCTTCTACCGTTTCGAACAGGCCGTAATGCGTATTCCTGTCTACGTACGTGGCCCGGTCGGGTAGTTGCAGGCGGGAAAAGCCGTAGCGGTTACGGTCTATGTTCTTTGTACTGCCCAGTGGAATGAGGCGGGTGAAGAACTTCACGTCGTTGCTGTTTTCCGACTGATTCAGTGAGATCATTCCTTGCATGTATCCCAGTGACACACGTTCCCCCCGTTCGCAGCGGCAAAGGTTGATGACGTATCCGTCTGCCCACCATTCGGTTTCAAAGGCGTCGGCTATGGATGAGAGGGCGTCCCAACAGGTCATGTTGTTGTACTCTATGGTCTGGTTGGGAAGCACCACTACGTCGCCGATACTCCAGAGCGTCTGCCCGTAGATGCGGTTCATGTTCTCTACCCATCTTTGCAGATGCTGGCGCGGGCTGCCGTCGAGTACGAATTCCGAACTGTACTGTCCGTCCGTCAGGTTAAGGTACATCACTCGCTGCGCATCGTGCTCGGGGCCGTAGAACTTGACTGTGTAACTATACTCTTGTGTCGAAGTCTGCTTGGGTTTGTACTCTTTGTTGATGCTGAACTTCACGCCCTCCAGTATCACGTAGTCGTTTACGTCCAGTGCCACAAAGAAAGGATGGGTGAAAGTGGCGGACACTGCATTTTCCGCCATCAGTTCCATGTTCCAGGTTGATGAGGAAGAGGTGTCCACTGTCAGTTTCAACTCCTTGTTCTGGTTGTATATTTTCAGTTCCATACTTATTTATCTGCTGTTTAAAGATCAATTGCCTGATACGGATTCGGTTCTCTGAACTTCAGTTTCATCTTGCCGTACACTTTACCTTCCACGGTGAGGGGAGAGTACATTTCGTGTGACGCGGCACTCTTGAAGTACATGCGGTATTGTGTGCCCAGTTCGGGCAGGGCAAGTACCAGCCAGCCGCTTTTCAGGAATTCGATGAAGGCAATGTAATTACTGTACCATTCCGCAGGCGTATCTGCCAGGATGCCGAACTGGAGGGTTACGTCTCGGGCTTCGTAGTGAGGGTGGGGCAGGGCGTCGGGCAGGCTTTCGCCGTTCTGTTCGCGGAATGCCACTGTGGTGTAGGGTTTCAGGGCGGGCACCTGAAGCAACGCGTTGTAGTTATCGTGTCCTCCGGACTTGTCTTCGGCCAGGAAGGCGCGATATTCTTTATAAATGTCTTTACCGTTGATGGTAAGTAATGATTCAAGTATTTCCATAACTATCCTTTTATTTTCATTCCGTCTCTTTCCAATCTGTTCACTATCTCGGCTATATCTTTCAGGCAGCGGCAGTAGCCGGTATTTTCGGCAATGCTGCCCAGCAGGCCGATGGCTTCGTAGGAGTATCGCGAGAGGTCGGCCATCTTTTCGTCCATGCTTATCACGTGGGTCTGGATGGAGAGGCCGATGCCCTCCAGCTTGCCGGCAGTTTCTTCGGTGACGGTGGTCACGGCTCCGGCGTGTCCGGACTGTGATGAGCCTCCGGCATTTTCTGATTCCCAGCCAAAGGCGGCAGCCAGACTGTCACGTTCGGCAAGCATGGCTTCGCTCATCTGTTGCTGTGCTTCGCGTAGTTTTCTTACTTCTTCTTCGGTGAAGACGCCGTCATCGCCGTAGCTTGCCCAACTGTCGTAGAGAGCTTTTATCTGCGAGCTGTAGTTCTTGGCAAGAACGGATTGCAGGATGGACTTGCGCAGATATTTCTCGAAGTTGTTGGCAAAGTCTTCGCTGCTGCTGTCCATGTCGTCCAGCAGGTTGAGGTAGCTGTCCTGGAAGCTGTCGAGCGAAACGCCTGTCAGTTGTTCCTTGACTGAGGCGATGATTTCTTTCTCTGCGTCGCCGTATTGGATGATGTTGTCCAGATAGCCACGGAAGTCACCGTCCATTACGGACCAGAGACCGCTGTAGTTCGTCTTGATCCATTCCAGTTGCTCGCTGCTCATGTTGAGCATATCGTACATGCTGTTGAATTGCACGCCGCCCAGGGCTTGAGAGATGTCGCCTGCCACGTTCCGCCAGTTCTGGCCTTCCCACTTGTAGGAGCCTTTCCACATGCGGTAACTTATGGAGTGGCTGCCTGCGCTGCTGCCCGAACCGAGGCGTGAGCTGCCAAGTTGCTTGGTGACTTCTTTCTCTGAGTTCAGTAGTTGCAGAGCTTCGGCACCGGCTTTGGTGGCTTCGGCCCCATAGGATTCTTTGATGTAGGCTTTCTTTTTGTCGAGAAGCTGATCCCATACGTCCATGAGGACGTCGTACTTCTGTACCATGGCGTTGTAGCCGGAGTAGTCGGCACCGAGTGCGCCTACCAGTCCGGAGGCAAGTCCCAGTGCACCGCCTATGGCTGCTCCCCACGGGCCGCCTATGGAGGCTCCGGTGGATGCCATGGAGAGGGTGGAACTGGCAACGCTGCTCACTTTCTGCATGGTTCCTCCGGCAGAGCCACCCATTTTGCTGACTGCGCCGCCTACTTCGTTGACGATGGAGGATGCTCCCTTGAAGCCTTCAATGATGTTTTGGGTGGCGGCAAACTGCTTTTCGGTGTCGTTGCCGGCTTCTTTCAACTCTTTGAAGCTGTTGACGAGGCCCATGAAGGGGTTCTGCTTGTTCAAGGCGGCGCTCTGCTTCGTCAGTGATGCTATGATGGATTTCACATCTTCGGGCTTCAGGGATTTGGTGTACTCCTTGACACCGTCGGGAAGTTGGATGTTCTTCTTTCCATCTATGTCTTCGAGGTATTCCAGTAATAGTTGGGCTTGTTCGATGGTTTGTTGTATGTAGCTGCTGGTGTGGGTGCCGGCTTCTTCGAAGAGGCGCGTCCAGAGGTCCGATTTCTGAAGCATGGATTTGTCCAGTGCGTCTACGGCTTCGCTTTCCTTTTTCTGTAAGGTGTCCTTCTCGCCCTGGGTCTTGGCAGCGGCTATCTGTTGCTGGTAATCTTCTATGATGGCAAGGCGTTTTTCTTCATAGTCGCCATACTCTTTGAGGTAGGCGTTCTTTGCCTGTAGCTCTTCCTGCTGGCGATGCTTTTCCATGTCGGCAAGTTTCTTCTCATAGTCTGCGGTGGCAATGTTTCTCAGTTGTGCTGCGTCGCTATTCACTTGAGCCTCTTGTTTGGGGGTGACCTCTACGCCGTCTTGCCTGGCTTGCTCTAATTTGGCCTGCCGTTCCTGACGCTGCTGCTCTATACGGTCCATTTCTTCGTCGAAGGCTTGTGTGGCGAATGTCTTTTCTTTTTCGTCACCTTCTTTCATGGCGTCCAGGAGTCTGTTTTCTATATCTTTCCGGACTTTGATTTCGTCGTCGGCTATTTTCTGCCGCCACTCGTTCTGCTTCTGCAGGGCTTCTTCTTCCTTTTTCCGGGCTTCTTCGGCGGTGTCGCTGTCTCCGGTTGGGGTTTCTTTGGTTTTCTTGGGGGCGAAGTCGCCGAATCCGGAATTTTTGCTGATTCTGATTGATTCGCCATAGGCTTCTTCTGCCTGTTTCTTATAGGCATCACGTTCGGCTTTCGCTTTCTCCAGTTCTTCTTTTTTCTTCTTTTTGCCGTTATTGCCAATCCAGAGGGTATCGAAATTATCTTCGGGTGTGAGTTCGATTTCGTGTACTTTGGCATCAGCATCTACGGCTTTGCTTATGAGGCTTTGCGCTTTTGCTTGCAGATAGAGCATTTGAATGTAGGCTTCGCCTTTCTCCGATAGCACTTCGTACCACTTTGCCAGTGTGTCGTATTGCCCGAAGGATTCACCATACTTGCTGTTCAGTTCATCCAGCTTCGCTTTTTCCTGTTCTTTGGTTCCGTCGAAGTCCTTCAGGGATTCCGTCAGCCGTTCCAGTTCAACGCGGGTTTGTAGCTTCACGGCGTTTGCCTGCCGTTCTGTTTCGGCCTGTTCACGGGCTTTTTCGGCTGCTTTCTCCTGGTTGTCGATGTACTTGTCCCAGGCTGCAATGGCAACTGTGATGGCAGCTGAGATTCCCAGTGTAAGGGTTGCTGTGAGTGCCTGGGCGGCTGCGGTAGATATGTTGAGCGTCCGGGCCAGATAGATGTTTGTTGCCGCAAGTGCTTTCTTGGCATTGTTTACAATGACAAGGTTGAAGTAACTGTTCTTGTTCACCGCGTCGGCCACTTGCTGCGCAGCCGACGTCAGTTCGACGGCTGTTTTCAGCTTGGCTTGCACGTGGCTCAGATTGTCCGATTCGAGTCCCAGAAGGGAGGCAGCGCTATTGGTGGCCTTAATGGTTGCCGACAATCCGGTGAGGGCTTCCTCAGTGGCTTTGATATGCCTGCTGCTGTCCGCCAGCTTTTCCATTGATTTCTTGGCTTCATCAAGCATCATTTGATCTGCGAGATTATTGCGCTGTATTTGAGTTATATTTACAGGGGCCATTAGTATTTTGAGATATGGGTTTGGAAAAATGCCACCGGGTCTGTTGCTTCGGGGACCTTCTTCTGGTTTTTAATCATTTTCATCATATTGCGCCGTTGCTGTTGCTCGGGCGAAATGTAGCGTGGGGCATCCTGAGCCATGAGCAGCAGCAAGGGGTAGGGCACTTGCCACAAGATGTAGCGTAGGTTCCAACCGGTTGCTGTAGCTACCTGCCATACTAAACCGAACGGGCTATGAGGGCCTTCTGTGTAGCCTTTTAACTCCCGCTTCCTGATGGGCTCAAACTCGGTTTCATCGGGTTGATTAGTTCCACCGAGTTGATAATAGTCTGAAAAGACTGTGGGTTGAGCATGGTGAGTAACTGGAACATGGATTCTTGCAAGAACAGCGGATGCACGCGCCAGCGGAGCCACCAGGCTACGGGGCGGTTGAGCCATCGGCCTGCAAGCCGGCCGCGAACGAGGGTGTAGGCCACTATACGGCTGATGGTGACACCGTGCTGCCGGATGAAGCGCATATTCTGCTCGTAGGTGTAGTCCTTCAGGTCTTCGTAGCTGACGCCCATGCCCAGGTACAGGTTGGCTATACGCATCAGTCCGCCCAGTCCGGGGGTACGCATCACCACGTGCATGGGGCGGCGTTTGCGGGTGAGGTACTTGAATGGGCGGACAGGAATTGCCACACCCATGTCAAGTATCAACGCCGACGCTTTCAGTTGTTCCTTTTGTCGGCTTTCCATCGTTATCCTGCTGATTCTTCAGTTTGAGGAGGCACGATGCGATAGCGTGCTTTGCCGGCTTCGGTCGGTTTCAGGCACTTCACGGTGCAGTCGTAGCTCAATACGCCGCTCATGTTGATGGAGTCGGCCAGTTCGCCGCTGAGGCGGGCACGCGGGATTTCGATTGTGTGGCCGCTGACGCACTCTACCTTGAATTCGCCTTCCAGGTCCTTGAATTCTTCGGGTGCTTCGTAAGCGCCGTCTGAGCTGTTGATGGTGCCGCCAAACAAGTCTTTACACATTTCGGGGGTCAACTGAATCAGCTTGAAGCCGAATGCGATGGTGCTCGGAGTGCTCACCAGTTCGTCTACCGGACCGTCGTGCACTTGTGCTGCATACACAGGAGTTGTCTGTTTTGCTTCGCCTTTGGGTTGCAAACCATCTTGGCTGAGCCAGCCGATTTCTTTACCATTGAACATGACTTTACCTACACCATAGATAAGGCCGTTGTTTTCTTTTACTGCCATAATTTTGTTTATTAATTTAGATAATTAAAAAAATCGCCGTTTAATCAATATCAGGAGGAGGGCGGCAACGGCTATCTGCCCTGTCCTTATCCAAAACCATTGCCATGCTGAGGGTTGGTTCACCACTCGCGGAGGCACCTGGCTGACCGTTGTTGCGGTTTGCCGACTGACGCGGGAGAGTTCCCGTTGCAGTATGATGACCTGGCGTGCGAGGCTGTCGCAGGTGGCTGTGGCCTGTATGGAGTCGCCCGGAAGGCGCTTCACGCTGACCGTTGCCTGACCGCTACGGAAGCTGAATCCTGTTCCCACTGGTATCGTCTTCAACGTCCCGGCCGGAAACGTTGTGGCGGCGATGCTTGGCGGCACGGGCTGCTGTATGAGTGCGTACCCGTCCACCCGGTTCAGTGTGTCGCCGAGGTAACTCTGCTCCATTTTCAGCGGTGCCTTGCAACTCGCTGCGCACAGGGCAATCAGTAGCCAGGCGGCAATCGCCTGCTTTCTCCACTGCCCGACGCAGTTTGCCAAGTTCTTCTCTGATGGCATTGATTTCTTGTTTTAATGGTTCCACTATTTCGTCCATGACTATTTGCATGGCTTTTTTCACATTGTCCAGTTCGTTGCTGCGCACGTTGGAGTCGGCAGCCCGAACGTCGGCTTTGAGTTTCTCCACTTCCTGCAGGTAGCGTTGCTTGTCGGTGTACACCTTGAAGCCTCCTACGCCGATGATGGCGGTGAGCAGTCCGCAGGCAAGTTTCATATATTCCAGTGCATTCATATCTTTATTATTACTTTCTTATAATAGTGCCCATCCGGCTTCCACGTCGGTCATGATGGCGGGCATACCGTTCTCTACCAGCGAGATGGCGGCGGCCAGGGCGCACAGGGCGGCGTGGTCGTCCGTGTCGGGTTCGTAGGTGGCGGGCACGTGCATGGTGGAGCACACGCGGCTGATGTAGGCCGAAGTGTTGTTTTCGTGCGGGGGAGCCCAGCGGCTTATGAAGTCGGCAACCGTGCGGCAACCATGCAGACGGTGATAGTTGCGCAGCAGTTTCATGAGCGCGCGGTAGCCGTAGGCCATGCTGCTGAACTGGCAAAAGGAGCGATCCTGCGAGGGACGTATCTCACCCAGCCATGGGGTGGCGGAGAGGCGGATGTTGCCGGGATTGTTGTTTCTTAATCCGCGGGTCATGGCCGGCCTCCTTTCACTGCTTCCCGTGCGGGGAAGTTATGATGCTGTTCGCTGATTCTTATCTGTATCATATCGGTTGCGATTTTTGTTGCTGCAAACATACGACGTAAGGTGGAGGGGTGCAAAATAGTGTGTAATGCTTGCCAAACATTGCGCAACGGTTGCAGATTTGTGGGTAAGCGTTACACATTTTTTTCCGTATCAGGCGGGCATTGCCGTACTTCGCAGATGTCAAAAGTGAAATACTTGTTTTTTCAATTTTAAAAATCTCCTGATATGGAACAATTAATGAATGATTTACTGCGGCAGATTGCCGGGAAGATGGGAAACCGCGTGGAAGTGGTGGACGAGGATTACGGGCAGCTTGATGCCTTGAAGAATGGGGAAGAGGCTTATGCGGTTGCTTTTCCGTGTGTATTGGCAGGCATTCCCGAAGCGGTTTGGACCAGCCTTAATGCCGGTACGCAGCGCGGAGAGCTGACGCTTAGCGTGCGTCTGGCTTTTGATTGCGGAGCGCAGCTGCCTGCTGACGGAAGCACGGCTGCCGAACGGTGTGCACAGCGCTACGAATTGATGAACCGTCTGAATGAGGCGGTGCAGGGATGGTGTTTTGAGGGATGCCAGTCGGTAGCGGCACGCACCAGGAGCGTGCAGACGGCTGAACGGGGCAACATCAAGGTGTATGAGTTGCAGTATGCCGTCATGGTCATCGAGAAGGATCAGAATAGCGTGAGCTGAGCATCCAGTTCGCTCTGCCGGGCTATGACGCGAGGGTCGGCGCTGGCATTGATGATGTTGTAGAACGTCTTTTCGCAGATGGGATACACAGGCCAGATGTAGCGCCTCAGGATTTCGCGGTTCGACAATCCGCTGCGCGCGTGTTCTTCGTATATACGCAGCACTTCCGTCACTCTGTGCGCATAGCTCATTCCGATGATGTTACGTCTCTTTTTCATACTCTGGAAGTTGATGTTAATCTATTAGTTATCTCTCTATTGCAAAGGTACCGAAAATGATGTACGCCTGCAAGAGGGAGGTAGTAAGAATTTTACCCGGTAGTAGTGGATGCACTACCCGGTAGTAGTGAGGCAACTACTACCGGGTAATGGCGACACTACTACCGGGTAACTTTTTAAGGGATGTGGGAGGGGTGGGGCAGATGATAATTGGATATTCCGCTAAACGGCAGAAATTGACTGGTTTCGCCCGCATTCCGCCTCATTCTGCACTTTACACTACTTGCTGTCCGGCCGTCGGGGTACCTTTGTTCCGTCGAAGAAAAAAAATCGCGATACGACAAAGTTAAAAGTAAAACGTAAAAAAACAAAAAAACAATGAGTGTAAAGTATTCCCTTGCTCTGATGAGCACCAAACCGGGCGTTGAGAATGCCCCCAAGAAGTATTATGCCAAGGCACAGGCCGATGGCGAAGTAACCATGGACGAAATGGCGGACGACATAGCCTATGCCACTTCGCTGACCGATGGCGATGCATTGAACGTTCTGCGCGCCCTTATCAAACAGATAAACAAGAATTTGGCAAACGGCAAGATTGTACGTCTGGAGAACCTGGGTTCCTTCCAGATGCAGATATGCAGCAACGGTGCCGAAACCGAGAAGAAGTTTACCAGTGCCAATATCACCCGCGGACATATACAGTTCCGTCCGGGCAAATCGGTGAAAGCCACCACCCGCGCCGGAGAGGGCGGACTGACCTTTCAGCGGGTGCCCAAGAAAGGAGAGGTGGCGCCGAAACCCGACGATTCGGGCAACGAACCGGGAGATGGTGGTCTTGATGAAAATCCGTTCGGATAGAGCCGGAAGAAAAAACGTAGAATAGCATGAAAGAAGAAGCAAAACTGAAAACGGAGAAGAAGCATGCGGGAGGCATATATCTGAGCGAGCTTGCCCAATTGTATTTTCCGAAGAGTACGCCGCGAAGTGCGGTGAACCAGCTGCACCGCTGGATTGAGCTGAACCAGCAGCTGACCCGTAAACTCGAAGAACTCTATTATCGCCCCAGGCAGAGGGCACTGACGCCGTTGCAGTATGAAGCGGTAATAGAGTATCTGGGCGAGCCGGGCGACTAATACCTGATTTTGTTCCTGCAATCCCAGTTCAGCCCTTGCCATCGCTCCGGGTTGTCCCGCCAGGCTTGGGCGGGATTGTCGTAGCGTTCCAGCTCGTCGGAAAAGATGTCGTGACGGCGGAGTTCCGAGTTATACTCGGCATACCGCCGTTCGTACTCCGTGCTCTCGATGTCCGACGTGTGCGCGTATAGCCAGTCGGCCAACTCCTCGATGCGGTCGGTGCTCTTCTGTAACTTCACCTCCAGTCGGCGGCGATAATCGGCATCATTGCCGTAGCGTTTCACAAATCCCATGATAAACCTCCTTTTCTTATAGTTAATCGTTTAAGTCTTCTCCATAATACTTGGCTGCCGCTTCGGGCCAGATGTCAAAGTGTCCCTTCGGACCGATGAAACGCCCTTTGGAGTGTGCCCGGTATCCTTCCACATAAATCTTCAATGCGGCATCAAATGCCACCTTCTTGGCACTGCGCCCCTCCGGATTGCGTCCGCTGGCGTGGCTGATGAAGATAAGCAGTTTGTTGCGATGTTGTTCGCGGAATTTAATGTATTGGGCATAGGTCATCTGCGTATATTGAAAGCTGTCTATCACTACGAAATCAGGAGCTTTCTGGCGTTTCAGGCGCAAGCTCAGTTCGTCCAGCGGTTCGGCATCCAGCAGCAGGAAGCGGCGGTTGACGTCCTGCATGTTGTAGCGTCTCAGGGTGTTCTGCATCGTCAGGCAGGCACCTTCCTCCAGACTGTCGTAGGCCACCCGGCCAAAGCGGCACAGTTCCTTGCAGAGCTGCATCACGAAAGAAGTCTTCCCGTTTCCGGTGTTACCCCATACGAGCCACACCCCCCGGCGTTCCGGAGTGCCGAAGGCATCATGCCATGCACCCTCGAAAGGCAGTGTGTTGAACTTCATGCTCAGTACCTCGCGCACGCCTTTGGCATTGCGCGCAAAGGTCCTGGCGCTGTTTGTTTCTCTGCTCATGCTTCTTGTCCTCCTTCCATCCGTTTAGCTTCGAGGATACGTTTGCAGGCATGCACCACGCGCTTCACCCGGCGCAAGTCGTATTCACCCTGTGCCGCCTCTCGCTGCACCCGCTTGATTTCGGTGATGTCCGTCAGGCCGTTTGCCCGGCAGATGGCATAGATGTCCTGTTCGGTCGCCACATTTAGGTCGAAGAACTTGCGGCCTATGCGGCTGTGTATCTCCTTGTATCCTTTCTTGTTGTAGCGCAAGCCGTTCTCTATGCGGCGCTTGATGTAGTTGGTGGAGAGGAAGACGATGCCACTCTTATTCTCCAGCCGGTTGTAGATGCTGATGAAGTAGCTGAAAACAGAGTCCGTCAGCTTGTCTCCCTCGTCGAAAATGATAAGCGGGTTGTTGAGAAAGGTAATCAGCGAGATGGCGTAGTCCAGGGTATCCCGCAGATTGGTTCCATCGGTGGGAGCCCCCACCTGGCGGGCTATCTCCCGGACGAAGTCACTCTTCTTCATGTCCTCGCTGCAAAGCAGGTAGAAGACATTGCGGTGTGCACGGCGATACTCCAGGGCAGCGGTGGTTTTGCCGCAACCTGCATCACCCACTATCCAAGTGATGTTTTTGTAAGCCTGCGCATCGGTCAAGGCAAAAGTGACGCGCGAAAAGGTGCTGCTCTCGGTCAGCGTCCAGCGCTCAAGGTCGTAGCCTATCTGCGCGGCTATCCGGCTGAACATGTCGTCACTGATGTTGGTGTACTTCGAATTGCAGATTTGTGATACCGTGGCGGTACTCACTCCGTTCAGGCTTTCGCCGGCGCGGTTCTGTGAAGGGTAGTTGCTGCAATATTCCATCAATGCGTCTCGGATAGAGTCCTTATCCTGTCTGGTAAGTTCTTTCATGGTTTTGAAGGATATTTAAATAATTATTGAATACTGGTTAATTGTTGAAAAAACTTTGATAAAAATCCGCTTCCGTCAGTTGGGACGTCGCTTTGGTATATTCGCCCACGGAGGTGATGCCGGCAGGGATTTCAGCCTCCTCTTCCGGCTCGTAGGTTCCGGGTCCCGTACCTTCGGGGAATTGTACCGGAGGGAGCAGTTTCTCATTGGCATACTCATCGCGGTAGCCGGCCATACCTTTTTGGGAGATGCCTACAGGACGTGGCATTTTCAGCTGGATGTAGGCTTCGCTTATGCACTCTTCCAGCAACAGCTCTTCGCAGGCTATGTGATGGGCGGCACGGACACGTTCGTTTTCGCGTATCTGAGCGAATAAGAAGGCGTTCTCTTCCGGGGTGCGGTCGGCAGTGGCACGGTGGATGACGACTTTCGGTGTGGCAGTAGCTGCATAAACCAGACCAGAGGGAGTGGACTGCCAGAGTTCAATCATCGTCATGTCCTGAGGGTCGTAACGATAATGGAAACTGTTGCCCACATTCTGAATGTGGAAGTTCATGTCCACCAACCCGTCTTCGGCGTATACCATATAGCGGTACTGCTGGCGGTTCTGCTCGAAGACGAACCCCTGTTTGCTATATTTCACACTATCCCGGCTGACAAGTTTGAAAAGCTCCTGCACCTCGTAGTCGTCCAGTGGTTCAGCGTTCGGACTATTGAAGGTGGTGTACATCTCCATACGGGTCATTCCGGTTTCCGAGGTGGGGTGTTCCATGTCGTTCCACTCCTGGCGGCAATGGATATACTGCTCTTTCATCTCCTCCAGCGTGGGCAGTTGGGCAATGTTGGCCATCAGGAGGTCGAGGTTAACGTGACTGCTCTGCTTCACGGCCGTGATGTTCTGTCCGGTGAAGTTGTATAGCTTGTGAAGCACCTGCTGCTGGAAACGCCCGAAGGCGCTCTCTATGCTCTTGGACTGGCCGTTGTGGGGCATGGTCGTCTTGTGCAGATGGCAGATCTTCTTGAAGAAGGCTTGTGCTTCGGGCTTCTTGTGCCCGCCCTGGTTGTCGGTCACTATCTCGTGAGGTTTCACCTTCCAGGTCTCCAGTGCCATGCGGTAGGCATCGTATTGGGTGAGGAAGTTCTCTGTGCCGAAAGCATACCCCAGAAATACTTCCGTACAGGCATCCATCACCTCATACACATCGATGGTACGCGCCACCATGCGTTTCTGCTTTTTATCATACACCTTATAATATAGATTGAGCTTGGTGCCGTCACCATACCACAGAGTATTCGGCATTTCCGGCAACTTGGTGTCGAACTGCGGCATGAACTCATTCTTGAAAGCCACCTCACCATGGACTGCGGCATACCACCACAGCTTGATGCTGGTCTTGTAAAGGTAATTGTTCACCGTCTGCGGAGATTCTATCCGTTTCAACCCTCTTGCTTCTGCCTGTCGGTTGTACTCTTCAAATATCTGCATGTCGGTATATACCGGAAATCTGCTGCGCTTCAGCTTCAGCAACAGGCGTCCTTCGCGTGCACCTACCTTGCGGGCGGACTGGTTGCCCGAATTGCCGTTGACGAGCACCTGATAACCATACTGTTTGTATGCACTGTACTTTTCCAGCAGGCGCGATGCACTTTTGGGCAGAGTGTGTCCGTATCGCTGTCGCAGATGTTCGCAAAGTGCGAGGAGAGTAGTGCGCACCAGCTTCTTATTCCTGAATCCGCAGGTATTGTGGCGGCAGGTCATGTCCGCTTCTTTGGCCATCATGGCGTTCAATACTTTGGCATTCAGCGTATATTCTGCCTGCCGTTCCAATGTGATTTTCGGAGTATGCCTTTTGAAGAATTCTACGGCTTTGCCGTCACTGCCCAGCCGCTCGCTCATGGAGATTTGTGGCTGCCTGAGCTGTTCTTTGGCCTGAGGATTCTTTGCATCGTAAGCAGCACGGATGACCTCCGGCAGACTTTCGTAGGCAATCTGCGCCTTCCGTCCATTTCCTCCTTTCCTGAGTACGCGGAACTTTCCGTCGCGAACATGTTTTTTGTAATTTGCCTGACTCATTATTCCGCTCCCTACGAGCTCGTCAAACGTTACACACAGTGTTTTTCCAAACATTTCCATAGTTAGAGTGTTTATCTTTTAATTTCACTTTCCCAAAAACGAAGCAGGTTGAAGTTCTCCCTGTCATGGATTTTCTTCTTGCTTAGCTTCGGGTATCAACATTGATAATGCCACTATCAGTGCCAAAACCACGATTACCATTGCGCTGAAGCTATCTTTATTCGTAGCCTCTATGTTGCAGCCCAGCCAGATTCCATAAGTCATGCCTATAATGATGGCCGTTTTCTGCACCTTTCTCCATGTTTTCATAATCCCATATCGTTTAAGAGTTTTTATTCATGAAATATTCAATATCAAACCAGGCACACACTCCCGGCAAATGCACTACCCTGCGTTCATCTCCTGTCTCATCTTCCGTATCAAAGCAGATTTCATTGTCCTCTACCTGCATCAGGCAGTCGTATTGCTGTAACAATGCCGCCAAATCTGTGAGGAATGCCCGTTCTTTACCTGTCAGTTTTCTGTCCATATCTTTGAACTTTGGAGTTTTCAGTCTGATTAGTCAGCTTAGTCTTCAACTACAATCGCCTTTACAGTTTCTCCCTTCGCATTCAGTATTTTAACTGTTTGCGGAGCCTTCTCCTCATCACTCAGCAACTTTGCGCCAAGCTGTGTCAATGCCACGTGCCTCATGCGTGCTGCCTCCAAGCTGTTCCGCTTGAAACTCATCGCCAGGCTAACGGTAGGTTTACTCACTTTGAACACCTTCATAAGATGAGTATAAGCCTCACCCTTCTTTTTAGGATTTTCCCATTCTATTTTCTTCATAATATAATTAGATTAATATTTGTCTGTCCTCATTCTTTCCTGTCATGGGACCATTTCCTTTTGTTCCCATGACAAATATCCTCCGTCAATCGCTCTTTTTCTTTTCATATTCTGGTATTTGATTATTGTTTTTGTGCGCCTTTTTTCGTTTCTTTGTGCGCTGTAAACGTTTAACCTGATGCAAAGGTATACAGTATTCTGTACCAAACAAAAGGAGATGATTTTTATTTTTACAGTAAACTGTATTTTTATATGCTAAATGAACTCTCTGTACGCTTTCTAAAGGTGCTGGAATACCTTATTGAAGGAAAATATGTATCTGACAACAAAGACTTTGCGTCTAAGATATCAGTCAGTGCTTCTCTGATTACAGAAATCTCGAAAGGAAGGAGTAATGTTGGATTGACAGCTATCCAAAACACTGTATTGCTGTTTCCTGTTGATTCAGATTGGCTTCTCACCGGCCGTGGTTGCATGCTTCGTAAGAATGAAGAGGAAGAAGATGCATCGGGTCCTCCTCCACAAGCAGTTTCCTTAGCTTCATCAGAAAGCGATACTCTCTTATATAAGATGTATAAGGAGAAAGACGATGAAAACAAATCTCTTATCGAAGAACTTGGTGGTTTGAAAGAGCGTGTCAAGCGTCTTGAGTTCGAGTTATCGCAATATGAGTCCCAACCGGAAAAGTATAAGGAGCGTCATTCGGTTTTAGCTCCGTCGGAGACTGTGAGACCTGCTATTATAAAATAACATTTTGCAGCCGACTCCGACTTTGCCGATTCTGTCGCTGTCCTTTTAAACGGGATGCGGATTCACGTGATAACTAACAAGAGTGTAGCAATAACTGCAAACTATGTAGCTGCGCACACAGTTTTATCATAATAATGCTATTTGAAACGTAAATAGCGACTATAGTTCAAGTACTTGCATTAATTTTGCAGTTCTATTCCTTTTTGGGAATACAATATTATCCCTCTGTGAAAGTCCATTTAAAGCGTTCAAGAATGCCATGATGAAAGAAACATCGCTCCAAGAATGTTGCATTTTTAACGGTGAAAAGTATCCCCAACCTCAGAGTTGGTAACCAATCGAGACGTTTTTTGTGTCTCCAACTAAGTATCCCCAACGGTATCCTCAACTATCCTTTTAGCATTTATGATTTCTGTCCATCCTTGCCACTATTTAGCTGATTCCTGTACTTAGCCAACGGATAATAGTCCTGTTACAACAATCTGATTTTATATTGTTTATGAAGTCAAGGAATAGCTGCTCGTTGAGAATCAGCGGTTTATTGACATTGGCTCTTCAAGGGAGGGGGTACATGGTGTTTTGTTTCCTTTACACTGTTTCTTTCCGGATTATTTCTTGCTATTTTTTTCTCTTTCTTTTTCACCAAATTCAGTTCTTCCAGACTGAAGAAAACATCTTCTTCGAATTTGAAAAGTTGGTATTCGTGAATGATTTTATTCAGGTAGGTGAGTGATAGTTTTTTGCTCTTGTAAAGGAATAGATACTTCAGTTTTGCTCTGGAGTCGGGCAGTAAAGACAGCTTCTCGATAATGATCCAGTAAGCTCCGATTCCTTTCGGACCTTCCCTGTCGAGTAGATTCCTCTATATTTGATTCGCTTGGAGTGTGCCTGAACTGATGAGTGGTTTTACGAATGTGTCCTAATGTTCGCTCTAACCGTGTACTGATGTTATTTTTGCTTTCAATTAATTCCTTGATGCCTTGGGCAAATAGATTAAGTACGATAAATTCCAGTCTTACCTATTCTGTTTCGATATGGGAGCTGAACATTTGCCTTTGGTAATGTGTAATTTGCTATTAATATTTACGCTATAAAAATATCTACCTATTCATATACTAAGTAAGAAGAATCATTCACAGGTAGAGCAAGGCCATTGTCGTTGAGATTGATAATGTTTATTCTTTTTTAGTAGTAAGCAATAATTTAAAATTTTTTGCCGCTTTTTTTATGCGGAACCAAACATTGTCTATCAAACGGCCTTTATTATTCAATATGGAATTATTGGTGACTGCACGCGCTTTACTACTTTTTATGAATTTAAGTTTTCCATATCGTTTTAGTCCTAATGCCATCTTTCCGTCTTCGCCACGGATAACATCAGTACGAAAACCTACTTTCCGAGCCGATTCAGTGTGAAAAGCCAATACCATACCTCTTACCACGAGTTCCGGACGTTTTATGTTTTGAATATAGAGATAGATGTCGCGAAAAAGTTCATAGAAGAACAGTCCGGTTTTTGTGTATTTTTTGTCAGGTATGAAACTCCATAATCCATAGGTGCATACAATGCCTGAACGTTCAAGATATTTTAGATGTGTAGCAATGTAATGTGGCGGATATAGCGTGTCAGCATCAATGCAAATATGATATTTGCCATGTGCGTGATTTAAACCACATTGGCGAGCGAAGCCGGGGCTCTGTTTATCTTCGTTGTAATATGTCACACCTACTTCCTTAAGTAATTTCTCGGTAGTATCCGTGGAATGGTTGTTAATAACAATGATTTCAATGGGAAATTCGCATATATTATCAGCCAAAGACCATAAACAACCCAAAATATGCTTCTCTTCATTGTGTGCAATAGCAATAACAGAGCAAAGGGGAGTCTCTTTTGGCATGGTAGTCCTAATTTTATCTGCAATTATAGTTTTTATTGTATCGGGAACTTCTCTGCTAGAGTGTTCAAACACTTCTAAATATTTGCTATACCATTTCAT